GGCAAATGCTAGAAATTGGAACGTAAGTGGGGTTGCAACAGCAACTAAATTACATGTTGGAGTTGATACTGGATTTTATAGTGAAGATTTAGTTGTTAATGGTAATGCAAGGGTCACCGGTATTCTTACTATCGGTGAAGGATCAATTACCCTTGATCCAAATGCAAAACAAATTTCAGGTATTGATGAAATCATCATCGGTACGGCAACAACAGTTTCAATCAAACAGGATAGTGCAGGTGAAGTTACTTTCCAAGACAGTCAGGGAAAACCAGCATCAGTTGGAATTGGCACAACAGTTTCAATCAATACGTCAGGTATTATAACTGCGGCAACACTCAAAGCGTCAACCGCATTTTATCCACCTTTATATACCACTGCATCTAGGGATGCTGGAACTTTCACTCAGGGTGCAATTATCTTTAATACAACATCAGCAAAACTTGAATATTATAATGGCACATCTTGGCAGTCGCTGCCTGGCATGACCTTGGGTCTTGCTTTGGCACTTGATGGATGATAAATAATAAGGAGTAATTATTCTTTTGATGGCTAAGAACGGCAAGTGCCCCGCTGGTCAATATTACTGTTACACTGATAAAAAGTGTAAACCCATCCCGAAAGGATTTAAGGTTGTTGGAGCTGCTGGAATGTTACGCAAAGAAAACGGTCATAGTGTAGATGACGATGCAGAGAATAAGAATGGGAATGGAAATGGGAATGGGGGCGCTAATGGTGGAGTTAGCGAGGGCACCCTTCACAAGTGGTTTAAAGGATCCAAGTCAAAAGATGGTAAAGGTGGTTGGGTCAACGTTGTCACAGGTGGGACTTGCGCCAGTGATGAACCAGGAGAAGGAACTCCCAAATGTGTCTCCTCAGCAAAACGAGCAAGCATGAGTAAGTCGGAGAGACTCTCTGCTGCACGTCGTAAAAAGAAAGCAGATCCAGGTCAACAGTCGAAGTCTGGTGCTGCTAAACCAACTTACGTTAAAACCGATAGCCCTAGGAAAAAGAAAATGAAAGAAGAAGTCATCTTAGAGAAGGACAAAAAGGGCAAGGGTAGTGGCACCAAAGATGCCTGCTATCATAAGGTCAAGTCTCGTTACTCTGTATGGCCTAGTGCATATGCATCTGGTGCTCTTGTCAAGTGCCGTAAGGTTGGTGCTGCCAACTGGGGTAACAGCACTAAGAAAGAAGGATTCACTCCATCTCAGATCGCTGCTCTCGAACACATCGGTGCTATTGAACTGAATGAAAAGGGTCAGAAGTGCTGGAAGGGTTATGAGAAGAAGGGAACCAAAAAAATGTTTGGTAAGACCTACAATAACTGTGTGAAGAAGGAGGAAGTTGATGTACAAGCAAGTGATTCATCTGTCTCTGAGGCTGCTACTCTTCCCCGTCAGAACGGACAAGTCATGAGAATCTTCCTTACCTTCCGGGGTAAGTTCTACATGACTCAGATGTTCTTCCCATCTTTGAGAGTTCCTTCCAAGGCAGAGATTACTGACGCTGTTCAGAAGGTATATCCTGATGCACGTGTCACTCAATATACGATGTCCACTCCTGATCCCACTCAACCATTGATCAGAGTTGCTGAGGATGTGCAACGTCAACAACAAAAATTGCAGAGAAAGCAACTTGTTATTGACAAACAAAAACTTCAACTTCGCCAGAGACAACTGAGATCCAATCAGCAAGACATGGCATCTCAGACTGTTGCAAAGGAGTCTGCTGCATGGCAACGTAAGGAGGGAAAGAACAAAGAGGGTGGTCTCAATGAAAAGGGACGTAAGTCCTATGAAAGAGAGAACCCAGGTTCTGATCTCAAAGCACCTCAACCAGAAGGTGGTCCTCGTAAGAAGTCTTTTTGTGCCAGAATGAAAGGCATGAAGAAGAAACTCACCTCTTCCAAGACTGCAAATGATCCCGATAGCAGGATCAACAAGTCTCTCCGTAAGTGGAAGTGCTGATATTGTAGCTTTACGATACAGACAAACCTATAAATAGTAACTATACTCAGTTCGTACAGTTACTAACAAAAAACATGGACACGAAATCCTGCCTCCATTGTGGGGCTATGTGGGTAGATGGTCAACACTATTGGACAGGCACTGGAAAAATTGGAAGCGAGGTAGACCTAGCAGGTTTAGTTTGTAATGATCATGGAGATGATAGATGTATCAATCCTATGAAAGGTTCAGAGATAGGAGATACTTGGGAAAAACGTTTAGTTGCATTGAATCAGTATGGAAAAGATGTCGGCGCAGGAGAGATTGGCGATCTGTGAGTCCTGCGAATATTTGAAGGGTAAATACAAGAGGTGCGCCATTTGCAATTGCTTTATGGAAGTCAAGACAAAAGTTCCATTTGCAAGGTGCCCTCACAATCCTCCAAAGTGGATTTAGTATGTCACAAGAAGTATATCTGGGTAATCCCAATCTAAAAAAAGCAAACACTCAGATTGATTTTACTCAGGATCAGATTGAGGAGATGATCAAGTGTCAGTCTGATCCTGTCTACTTTGCAAAAAAATATGTAAAGATCGTCAACGTTGATGAGGGTCTTGTTCCTTTTGAGATGTGGCCATTTCAAGAGAAACTAATCAATCGATTTCATGAGAATCGATTCAATATCTGCATGATGCCACGACAGACTGGTAAGTCTACCACTTCGGTTTCTTATCTGTTGCATTATGCAGTGTTCAATAATAATGTAAACATCGGCATCCTAGCAAACAAAGCATCTACTGCGAGAGACCTACTTGGAAGATTACAGACAGCATATGAGAATCTTCCCAAGTGGATGCAACAGGGTATTCTTGCATGGAACAAAGGTAGTCTCGAATTAGAGAACGGTAGTAAGATCCTTGCAGCATCTACATCTGCTGCTGCCGTTCGTGGTATGTCGTTCAACATCATCTTCTTGGACGAATTTGCGTTCGTTCCAAACCATATTGCTGATGACTTTTTCAGTTCAGTTTATCCTACGATTTCATCTGGTAAATCCACCAAGATTATTATCGTATCTACCCCCAAGGGTATGAATCATTTCTACCGCATGTGGCATGATGCGGAAAGAGAGCAGAATGAATATGTTCCTACTCAGGTCCACTGGTCCGAAGTTCCGGGTAGAGATGAGAAGTGGCGAGAGCAAACAATCAAGAACACATCAGAGAACCAGTTCAAGGTTGAGTTTGAATGTGAATTCTTAGGTTCTGTTGATACTCTGATCGATCCTGCAAAATTAAGAAGTCTGGTATATGAAGCACCTAAGACATCTAATAATAGTCTAGATGTTTATGAGGATCCCATCAAGGATCATGATTATGTTTGCACAGTTGACGTAGCAAGGGGTGTTGGGGAAGATTACTCTGCGTTTATTATTGCAGATATTACATCGTTCCCACATAAGATTGTAGCAAAGTATAGAAACAACTCTATCAAACCGATGTTGTTCCCCAACATCGTATATTCAACAGCAAAAGCATATAATGAAGCATTTATTCTTTGTGAGGTAAACGATATTGGAGATCAGGTAGCCAGTATTCTTCAATATGATCTCGAATACCAAAACCTTCTGATGTGTTCAATGCGTGGTAGAGCAGGACAAGTTGTTGGTCAAGGATTTTCTGGCAGTAAGACTCAACTTGGAGTCAAGATGTCTAAGACAGTGAAGAAGGTTGGATCTCTCAACTTAAAGACAATGATTGAATCCGACAAGATTCTATTTAAAGATTATGAGGTCATTAGTGAGTTAACTACTTTCATCTCAAAAAGTAATTCATTTGAAGCAGAGGATGGATGCAATGATGACCTTGCAATGTGCCTTGTCATCTATGCTTGGTTAGTGGCACAAGATTACTTCAAAGAACTCACTGACCAAGATGTTCGTAAGAGATTGTATGAGGAACAAAAGAATCAAATCGAGCAGGACATGGCACCATTTGGATTTCTAGATGATGGTTTAGGTGATGATAGTTTTGTTGATAGTAATGGTGACAGATGGTATGGAGAAGGAACGTATGGTGATGCACAAGGTGGTGCAGACTATATGTGGAATTATTTGTAATGGATTTAGATGATCAGATCAGTCTAGGACATTTTCTTCTCAATGACAGAACCTGTAAAGTTTGTGGAGAGACTAAGAACCTTGTAGAAGGATTTTACAGAACAAGAAAAGACAAAGGATCTGTGGCATCATCCTATGCATATGAGTGTAAAGAGTGTACAAAGAAGAGAGTTTTGAAGCACAGAAAGCAATATCACTACTTTAAAGAATGGCAATATCCTGATTGGTAGGGTTCACGTCCCAATTCCCCCCTTGAAAAGATCGTAAATAATAAATAATCTTAGACAAATATGGACCTAACGGAGTAAACAATGGCAGTAGCATTATTGTCTCCTGGTGTACTAATTAGAGAGGTTGACCTCACTGTTGGTAGAGCCGAGAACGTCTTAGATAATATTGGTGGCATTTGCGGACCTTTCCAGAAGGGACCCGTTGATGAGTGTTATACTATTGAAACTGAACAAGAATTAATCGAGGAATTTGGTAAGCCAATTGGCACCGATGCCCAGTACGAATACTGGATGAGTGCCAGTTCTTTCCTCACCTATGGCGGTGTTCTGAAAGTTGTAAGAACTGACGGCGCAACTCTGAACAATGCCAACGCTGGTAACGACACCAGATTTGATAGTTCTCTGAAAATCAAGAACTACGATGATTATAAAGAGAACTATCAAACCGACACCGGTTGGAACTACGCTGCTAAGACTCCTGGTAAGTGGGCAAATGGTCTGAAACTCTGCTTCATTGATGATGCAGCAGATCAAATCATTGGTGTTAACACCACCAGTCTCGCTGGTATGGGCGTCACCGTTGGTTATGGTGTTACTGTTGGTCTCACGAACCTGGTTGTGGCTGATGCCACTGCTGGCACCATCTCTACTATCACCACTGGATTCTTAAAAGGTATCGTTACTGGTGTTAAGACTGATGCCAATGGTGGTGATTCCACCTTTGATGTTAAGTGGACTCATAGAGTCAACGCTGTTGGTGTTGGTTCTACCTCTATTAGAGTTGCTTACGCTAAGAATGATCCTGCTGCTTCCCTTTCTGTTGGCAGCACCTTCCAATCAGACGATAACATCTTCTTCAACCAAGCAAGTGGTGCTGTCGCTAACTCCTCCATCTATTCCACTGGTGTAGATGCAGTCACTGCTGTTGACTGGTATGATTCACAGCAACTGCCTATTGTTAATGGCACGGTCTTCTGGAAGTCAATCGCACCACGTCCTGTATCCAACAACTACGTCACTGAGCGTGGTGGATACAACGATGGCATGAACATCTGTATCGTTGATGATGATGGCGTTGTCACCGGTATTCAAGGAAACATTGTTGAGAAGTTTAATTCTCTGTCTAAGGCACTTGATTCTGTTTCTTCTGTAAATGCTCCTCAGAAGATCTGGTATAAGGATTTCCTGGCAGACTTCTCCGAGTATGCATACGCTGGTTTCAACCCATCCAGCGATGAGGATTCTTTCCACGGTACTGTCCCCAGAGCGACTGGATTCTCCACCCACTTCACTCCATATACCACTGCTGAGGGTCTTTGGGGTCAAAATGCTCAGGGTATCACCTTTGCTGCATTGGGTAACGTAGGTTACGGATTCAGTGGTGGTGTTGATTACAGCGCCACGGGTGGTATGAAAGCAACTCTTGGTGATCTGATCACTTCTTACAACCTCTTTAAGAACAAAGAGGAAATTGCAGTTGATTATCTGATCATGGGTCCTTCGATCAACGGTATTGAGGAGTCCCAAGCTAAGGCAAACAGACTCATCTCGATTGCCGAAGCAAGACAAGACTGTGTTGCAGTTGTTTCTCCACACAGATCCGGTGTTGTTGGTGTTATCGATGATGACACTCAGGCATCGAACATCATCAAGTTTGCCAACGGAGTCAAGTCTTCCTCCTACGGCATCATTGATTCCGGTTATAAGTACACTTATGACCGCTTCAACAACCAGTTCCGTTACATTCCAACGAATGGTGACGTTGCTGGTCTCATGGTTCGCACTAATATTAGAGCGTTCCCATGGTTCTCACCCGCTGGTCAGCAGCGTGGTGTGCTGAACAATGCCGTTAAACTGGCATTCAACCCCAATCAAAATCAAAGAGACGAACTGTATCAGGCACGTGTAAACCCAATCTCGTTCCAACCTGGTATCGGTATCTTGCTCTTCGGTGATAAGACTGCCCTTGGTTATGCCTCCGCGTTCGATAGAATCAACGTTAGGCGTCTGTTCCTCACTGTGGAACAAGCCTTAGAGGGAGCTGCCAAAGCTCAACTGTTTGAACTCAATGATGAAATTACCAGAGCGAACTTTGTCAACATCGTAGAACCTTATCTGCGTGACGTTCAGGCGAAGAGAGGAATCTATGACTTCCTCGTTATTTGTGACGAAACAAATAACACTCCTGACATCATTGACAACAACGAGTTCAGAGCGGACATCTTCCTGAAACCCGCCAAGTCTATCAACTATGTCTCCCTCACCTTTGTTGCCACCCGAACGGGTGTCTCCTTTGAGGAAGTCGCTGGTAGAGTCTGATCCATTCCCTAACGAAGATTTCTAGGAGCATAGCAAATGGCCGAATCACCACAAATTAAAACTTTATCCAACTTTAAATCGGTCCTCAAAGGGGGCGGCGCACGCCCCAATCTATTTGAGGTAACGATTCCTGAGTTCCCATCTTATGTCACCAAAGATGGTGAAATGCTGAAAGACCTTACCTTCATGTGTAAGGCAGCAAACCTTCCTGCATCCAACGTTGCATCTATCGATGTTCCTTTTAGAGGTCGTACTCTGAAAGTTGCTGGTGATAGAACCTTCGATCCTTGGACTCTCACCATCATCAATGATGAGGACTTCAAGATTCGCCATGCAATGGAAATGTGGATGAATGGTATCAGCAAACTCTCCAACAACACTGGTGCATCCAACCCCAACGCCTACATGACAGACGCTTATGTCTATCAGTTAGGTAGAGGTTCTTCTGGTCAAATCGAAACCACTACTGCTGTTCCTGATGCAGGAGCTGGCAGAATTGCAACCACGAAAGCAAACGTTCTGAGATCGTATCGTTTCTACGATATCTTCCCAACTGCTGTTTCCGAGATTGCTCTTGGTTACGACACTGAGAACACTATTGAAGAGTTCACTGTTGAATTCCAAGTTCAATACTTTGAAGTTGCTGGTGGTCCTGGCGCACTTAACTAAATAGTTAATAATTAAGTCGCACCAATATAATGGCGAAACTATTCGGTTTTTCTATTGAGGATTCTGAGGAAGAATCCAAATCAGTGGTCAGTCCTGTTCCTCCTTCACAAGAGGACGGGAATGACCACTATATTACGTCTGGATTTTTTGGGTCATACGTTGACATTGAAGGAACTTATAAGAATGAAGTCGAACTAATTCGACGTTATAGGGAGATGGCACTTCATCCAGAAGTGGATAGTGCCATCGAAGATATTGTTAACGAAGCAATTGTAAGCGACCTTAACGACAGTCCCGTAGAAATTGAACTGTCAAACCTCAATGCTTCGGAAGGAATTAAAAAAATTCTGAGAGATGAGTTTAAAAATATCAAAGATCTTTTAGATTTTGATAAAAAATCTCATGAGATTTATCGTAACTGGTATGTTGATGGTAGATTATATTATCATAAAGTCATTGACTTAAAGAAACCAGAAGACGGAATCAAAGAACTTCGTTATATTGACGCAGCAAAAATGAAGTTTGTACGTCATGCTAAGAAGCAAGCAAAGGATTTAGCTGTACAAGCAAGAGTAAAAGAACTGACATCTCAGGAC